CCCGGCCACGTGTCATTGCGGACCGTGACCGATGTTTTCGACCACGTGATGGGCGCCCACGCGATGGGGGTGAGGGCGGCGAGCAGGGTGTCGAGGGTCTCGGTGTCGCCGAATAGGTTGTCGACCCCCCGTATCGGTATGTAGTGCAGCCAGAACGTGGTGAGGGTGGCGCCGGCGATGGGCAGGGGGTCGGCCATGTCGGATCCGGTGCCGGCCTCGACGAGCACCACCGGCGGGGTTATCTCCCCGGCGCGGATGGCGACGCGTAGGCCGGCCTCCTCGAGCACGGTCACCAGTTCGACGGCGGACTCGTGCACGCTCACGCGATCGGGAGTTTTCCGCGCATGAGTATGCCGAGGGTGACGCGGCGGTCATAGGGGGCGGCGCCGGGGTTGAGGGAGTCGAGGCCCTCAGGCCGGTTCCGTCCCCCGTACCACCACCCCCCCAACTTCAGCACGGCCTCGAGCTGGCCGGCGTCGAGGGTGTCGGTAGCGGGGTCGGGGTCGAGGCCGGCCACGTGGATCGCGTCGGCGATAGCCGCCTCGTTGGCGGCCGCCACCCGCTCGTCGTCGTCGCCCGGCTCGAGGCCGAGGTACGCGGCGAGATCGGCGGCGGCCGGCCACCCCGCCACTAGGCGGCCTTGCTCTTGCCGGTACCGCCGGCGCCACCGTTCCCCCCGCCACCGTTGGCGCCGGCGGCGATCGGGGTGGTGTTCGTGACCACGTGGACCCCGCCGGGGTACTGCGACCAGAACCCGACCCCGCTGTACTTGGTGAGCTGTAGGACCTTGACGTTGCCGTCGCCGGTCCACTCGAGACGGAAGTTCATCACCGGCGTGACGAACGCGGAGGCCGCCGAAACCGATTGGTCGAGTACAAGGGTCTTGTTGGCCGGCATGTACGGGCCCGGCCACAACGGGACCCCCTGCACCTCAAGGGCGGCGTATGCCTCCGCTGAGGCGCCGGCGCTGTTGATGCTGTTGCCGTAGGGCAACAGGGGGCGCTCGGTTGTGTCGTCGGCGGCCGCCGCGGCCTCGTACTCTTTGGCCGCCGGTATGGCGTCGGTCGAGGTGTAGAGGGTGCCGGCGGCCATGGCCGCGAACAGGGCCCGCAGGCTCGCGATGTAGCCGATGCCGTCCGCGTAGGTCGACCCCCACGCGGTCGAGTTCGCCGGCGTCGTGAAGTAGGCCACCGCGCGGGCTTCCACGTCGGCGAGCCACGCTCGATCGAGGGCGTCGAGGGCTATGCGGTCGATGGAGGGGTTCGAGCCCATGAGCAGCTTGCGGCTAAAGCGGTAGGACCCTTCCACCTCCTCGATAGGCACCGCGTCGGCGTCGGTGCCGATCGTGCCGGGCGGCAGCGGGGTCAGCTCATCGGCCCCGGTGCCAGATAGGCCGGCCTCGGAGGTGGTGCGGGGCACCATGAGCGTCGAAAAGTCCGGGGTGGGGTACTTGGTCAGCACCGTGTAAAGCGGGGCCTTGGCGCCCCTGAGGGGCACGAACCGGCCCGGTAGCCACCGGTCAGGGACGAGGCCGGGGTCGCCGGTCGTGGTCCCCTCGCCGGCGGCCCGCAGAGAGGCGCCGGGGGCGGCCATGCGGGCCATACCGGAGCGGAGGGCGGCCGGGTCGGCGGCCATGTTCTGAGCGCGCCGCCACCGGTCGGCCTCGGCCGATCCGGGGTTCTCGAGCGACGCGAACGCGTCGCGGACGAACGACGGGCCGCCGGCCTCGCAGGGGATGGCGTAGGGGTAGGGGTCGCGGACCACGGCCGGGGCGCCGGGGTGGGAGGCGGCCGCCACCCCCGCCAGGGTGGGTATCTCTACCGGCGCCGGCGGCGCCGGCGGTGTGGCGTCCGGAGATCCGGAAACCACCGGGGCCGGGGCGGGCACCGCCGGGGGTGCGGCCGCCACAGGGGCGGGCGGGGCGGCGGGGGCGGGGGCATCGGGCACGGTGGGTACTCCTTGGGTTGGGGGTGCGGCAGTCACGACAGACACGCGGGCGGTATCGAACGCGGGTTCTGAGAGGAGGGCGACGTGGCGGCCGCGGGCCGCGGTGACCCATAGGCCGGCGTCGCCCTCGGTGGCGGCGTCGATATCGGCGCCCACGCTCAGCCCGTCGCGCAGGTCGCCGGCCTCGGCCAGGATCTGGTCGCCCCGCTCGCCGGCCGGGACCCGGAACGTGGCCTCGAGCCCGGCGGGGGTATCGGTGGCGGACACGTAGACCGCCACCGGTTGGGTTGGGTCGTGGTCAAGCACGAGCTTGGCCCGGTCGGAGAGGGCGAGACTGCCGCGGGCAAATGCCACTGTCTGGCCGGTCGACACCCTGGCGTAGACCCCCCATGGGACCACCTGGCCGGTGATGGTCCGCCGGGCCCGGTCGGCGACGAGGCCGGCGCCGGGGGCCGCGGTGCGGATCTGCAGAGCGGGCATTAGGGGCCTCCGGGGGTGAGGGCCGCCGGCGGGGCCGGCGCCGGCGCTGGGACCGGTGCCGGCGGGGCCGCCGGCGGCGGCGGGGGAGCGGGGTCGCCCGGCATCACGAAGTCGAGGTCGAGGGCCTCGGCGAGCTGGTTGACCATTTCCGGGGTGGCCGCACCCTTGAGGGCGCCGACCATGATCTGAACCCGCTCGAGCAGCGGCATACGCGTGTAGGCGTCGCGATCAAACTCGACGTACTGGCCGCGGGCGGTTACGTCGTTGGCGCTGAGGCGGCCCTCGATGGCCCGGAGGTAGGAGTCGAGCACGTCGTCGAGGAACGCGGCCCGGTAGTCCTGCTGGTTTGTGTACACGTAGCTCGAGGAGGTCCCCATGGCCGCCGAGACGAGCACCGGGTTAACCCCGGCCATCCGGGCTAGCTGCGTGCTCATGTACTGCCGGCCCTCGACCATCTGTTGATCCGCTGCGGACCATCCGAGGGTGCGGGCGTCGAGATTCTGAGGGGTGTAGGCGGTCGCCCCTAGCACCCTGGCCGCCTTCCACGACGCCACGAGATCGTCCGCGTCGGTTTTCGACAGGGGTTCCCCCCCCGTCTGGTGTAGGTCGATGTTGGGGAGCGGTTCGGCCGCGGCGGTGGCGCTCGAGTTCTCGAGGGCGAGGGCGGCGCGGATGACCGCACCCCCGTAGTTGCATATCCCCTCGTGCGGGCCGGCGATCACGATTACGTCTTCGCCCGGTATCTCGGCGCCGAGGTAGATCACCGGCGGCAGCAGCGGATAGCCCCACGCCAGGGCCTGCGGTTCGTAGATCATCTGGCCGGGCAGCACACGGCGGAACGCGACGGGGAACCCGGCGGCGTCGCGGGCCAGCACCACAAGGGTTGATTGGCCGCCGAAAAACAGGTCGTCGATGATCCACGACCAAAACAGGCTCGTGGGCATGACGGGGGCCGGGTCGGGGTTGTGGCACCACCCGGCGTCGATCTCCTCAGACTTACCGCCGGCGGCGTCGAGCCGGTACCGGTCGAGAGGCATGGACGCGACACCGCCGGCGAGCTGAGCCCGAATGTAGGCCAGGGTCGGCACCGCCACCGCCGCGGCCCGGTCGGTACCCACGCCGAACACCGCCGACCACGGATCGGCGCCGCCGGCGCCGGTCGCCGCGGTCACCGTCACGGTAGGCGGGGGCGAACCGGCCGCGGCCTCGAGATCGGCGAGGCGCCCCTCGAGCTTCCGACCCCGCGACCCAAACACGTTACTTACAGTGATGTAACTCCCACCCCCTGGCAAGGGCGGTGGCGGTCAGCGGGCGAGGCCGGCCATCCAGCCCCATATGCGGGCCGAGGGTACGAACCATTCGTACTGCAGTCGCTCGACCGCGAATCGGCTATGAAGCGCCCGCTCGGCATCGCGGCCGCCCGGCCCGACTGCGAGCAGCGCGATATCCAGCTCACGCGCCCGGCGCTTGGGGTCGGTGCTCGTGCCTATCTTGACCAACCCGTTTCGCCACCCCGCATACACGTAGGGCGGGCCGGCGGGCCGCGCCTCGGCGAAGAACGCGAGCTGCTCGACCGTCGTGCCATCCTGCATTGGTCCCACCTCCGCATGTTTCGGTGGCTTGGGATGAGGCCGGCCCGGTGATGCAAGCACCGGGCGGCCACTAACAATCGGGATAGTCGCGCCGGGCGCCGTGCCATGCAACCGGCCCAAATGGGCGCCGGCATGGAATGCATTAGTCCGCCATGTTGCAAGCCGTTGCAAGCCGCCGAGTGCCGAGGAATGCCCACGAATGCCCACGAATGCCAGGGGGACACGATGACCGAACGAGAACAAACCAGAACCAACCAATACCAACCAACACCGGCCGCCTGTCGAAGTGACATGAAAAACAACCCGACATTTTTTTCGCCTCAGCGGGCGACGGCGACGAAGGGGGGCGGCGGTAGGGGGTGGGTGCGGCAGGCCCACGCGGCCAGGGTCACGGCGACGATCGGGGTTATGTCGATGCTCGAGCCCCGGCGCGACCATGCCCACCCGTCGAGCAGTAGCCGGCGGCCGGCGCCGGCGAGGGCGTCGTCGACCACGGCCTGGGCCCGGTGGGCGAGGGTGGCGGCGTTTACTTGGTCGACGAGATCGGCGCAGGCCCGGCCCATCTGTGAGGGCCCGGTGCGGAGCACCTCGACGCCGGCGGTCTCGAGGCGGTCGGCCATGGTGCCGGCGGCCAGGGCGTCGGCGACGACGAGGCCGGCCGGGTTGGCCCGGCGCCACGCTCGCACGTCGCCCTCGACCCAATCGACCCCCCGGCGGTGGTTCACCACCTCGACGACGGTGCGCCCGTCGCGGGCCCGGCCGGCGGTGGCCATCGACGCGGACGAGCGGTCGATCGAGACATCGAACGCGCACACCGCCGGGGTGGCCGCCACCTCGAGGTCGGCCAGGGCGACCCACGCCTCGAGGTCGAGCGCCGATCCGAGCTGGCGCGGCCTCGGCCACACGTTCAGACACGAGCGCTCGAACGCGGCCACGTCGCTGGCCCGCTCGAGTTCGGCGGCGAGGGCGGATTCGCGGATGGTGTCGCCGAGGGCGGGGTGGGCGGTCCACCACGTGGCCGGCGAGGCCGGGTCGTAGTCGGCGGCGCCGGCGTCGGCGCCCCACTCGAATAGGGCTATGCCGGGCCGGCCGGCGTCGAGGGCGGCCTCGGCCCGCTCGAGCCACCCATCGAACCACGTGCTGGCCAGGGTGCCACCGGCGGACACAATCCAGGTTTGGGCGCCCGGCCTAGTGAGCTGAGCGGGGAACACGGCCAGCTCGATACCGCGGCCGGCGTCGTCATCGTGGGCCCACGCCTCGTCGATGACGGCCAGATCAACGTTGGTTCCGTGTAGCGATGCCTCGACGGGGGCGAAACACGTGGCGCTCGAGCCCCTTTCGGCCAGCTCGAACGCCTCGGCGCCGGCCCTTAGCGACACCTTGAGCCGGCGGGCCAACCCGGACGAGCGGAGCACCGGTAACCACTCGCGGCGAAACACCCGGCCCGCGTCACCTCCGGTCTGCGCGGTGTACCACGATTGCGAGCGGGGTTGGCCGATAACCCGGCGGGCGAGCTGAGCCAGACAGATAGCAGACTTACCGGCCCGGCGGGGCACGTGAAGCACCACCACGCCGTGCACCATGTCGCCGGTGTCAGGGTTCACCTCGCCGGCCACCGCGTTAACCGCCGACTGCCACCCCTGCATGGGCCGGCCGAATAGGGCGGCGCCCACCGCGTCGACCGCCGCGCCGAAGCTTGGCGCCCCGCTAGGCGGGGTGGCTAGGCGGGGTGGGACCCTGAGCGATTGCCAGTAGCTGGTCGAAAGCGTCAAGCGCCGGCGCCCCTAGGTTGCGGAG